GTTGGGGGCACTGGTATAACTGTAAATAATAGTGGAGTTGGTGATGTAACTGTAGATAGAGATTCCTTAGTATCAGGTGATATTCCAAATAATGCAGCAGATACAAGTGGTAAGGCAACAACGGCAGGAACTGCAGATTTAGCAACAACTATAACTATTACTGATAATGAAAGTACAAACGAAGAAAACGCTATTTTATTTTCAGCGGGTGCAGATGTTGATGGTGGTTCACTTGGAGTAGAACAAGACCATTCTGGATTAACATATAATCCAAGTACAGGTGGAATAACTGCTACTTTGTTTACTGGGGCTGTAACAGGTAATGTAACAGGTAATGTAACAGGTAATGTAACAGGAACTATCGCAACAGCAACACAAGGAACAATAGACCACGATAGTTTAGCAAATTTTGTAGCAGATGAGCATGTAGCTCACGGAGGCGTAAGTATAATAGCAGGAACTGGTTTAACAGGCGGTGGAACAATTGCCGCAACAAGAACTTTAAATGTAGTGGGTGGTGATGGTATTACGGCAAATGCTAATGATGTTGCAGTAACAGCAGCACAAACAACTATTACATCTATTATAAATAACGGTTTATCAATAGGTGGTTATTCTTCACATCAACTTATTGATTTCTCAACAGACGATATGATAAAAGTTTCGGTTAATAATGTTGCTGATGAATTTAGATTCACTGCAGGTGGAACATTCCACGCAGACGCTGACATAGTTGCTTTTTCTTCAACCGTAGCTTCTGATAGGAAACTTAAAACTAATATAACTGATACAAAATATGGTTTAAGTGATGTATTAAAACTTCGTGGTGTAGATTTTAATTGGAAAGAAAAATTTGAAGGTAAAAGAGATGTTGGATTTATTGCACAAGAAGTTCAAGAAATTATTCCTGAAGTGGTAAAAGAGGTTGATAGTTTAAAAGAAGAAGGTGAAACACATTTAACAGTAGATTACTCAAAGGTAGTACCAGTATTGATAGAAGCAATAAAAGAACAACAAAAACAGATAGATGAATTGAAAAAAAATAAAATGAATAAAAGGATTAAAGAGTAAAAATAAATTGAGTTTTTGAGTAAAAACTTGATATTTATATATAGTTAATTAAAGTTTATAACATAAGGAGTTATATAATGGCAAAATCAAAAGAAACAAAATTCACAACTGAAGAGTTAAGTTCACTTTCAGGATTGAGAGATTCTTATGCAGCTATCCAAAACGATTTTGGAGCAGTTAAAGTAAGAAAGGTTCTCTTAACCCAACAACTTAATTCATTAGAAGAAACTGAAGTTCAGTTAGAAGCAAAGTATACTGAAACTCAATCTTCAGAACAAGAACTTGTGAAATCTTTGAATGAAAAGTATGGTCCAGGTAATCTCGACCCACAAACAGGAGTATTTACACCAGTAGAAACACCTGATGCAGTAGAACCATCTACTGATACAGCTTCCAGTCAAGAAAAAGCTTCCTAATTTATAAAAAAAGTATCAAGTGAGCCCCTTTTGGGGTTATTACTTGATATTTATTAATCGAAATATATCGTTCCGATATATAATAATTTATAACATTTTAGGAGAATAAAAATGGCTGAAAGAATAGTAAGTCCTGGTGTATTTACAAGGGAAAAAGACTTATCCTTTCTACCACAAGGTATTTCTGAAATAGGTGCTGCAATTATCGGGCCAACCGTTAAAGGCCCAGCATTTACACCGACTCGTGTATCGAGTTTTTCAGAGTATAAAAATATCTTTGGTGATTTGGATAGTCGATTCTATGTACCAATGACAGCCCAGGAATATTTAAAACACGCACCTTCTGTTACGATAGTTCGTATCTTAGGATTGGGTGGTTATCAACCAAGTACATTAAGATTAAGTTTAACACCAATATTAGCACAAACAGGATCCGCTGGATCAACTGCTAAAGTTGTTGCAGTATTACACCCATCAAGAGCAAACTCATCTTTAGATTTGGGAGCAGCTGATATGGTTACTGTTGATGCAAGTGCTGATTGGAATGCAACTACATTAACAATTAATAGTGTTGCAAAAACAATCTCATTTGATACTGGTTCAGATAACTATGTAACAAAAGTTTTTGGTTCAGACCCACAAACTACAAATACAAATGTATATGTGTATAAAGAATACAAGGAATTTTCATCTCAACATGGATTTGATGCAACTACACTATTGAGTGCAGCATCAGCATCATCAGGTGAAGATTTTACTCATGATTATAGTGTGGCAACTTCACCTTACTTCATTTCACAATTAAGTGGTGGAGCTAGAAAAAATCTATTTAAGATTAAATCTAAATCACATGGAAATTCTGTTAATGGTGATTTCAAAATTGCTATTGCAGATTTAATTGCAGCAGGTGGAAAAGCTGGTAGTGATTGGGCTCACTTTACACTTCGTGTATTGAGAAACAATCCTGGTGAAACTAATGATAAAGAAGTATTAGAATCATTTGTAGACCTCAATTTTGATCCAGATTCACCAAACTATGCACCAAGACGAATCGGTGATAGATATGTAACAAGTGATTCGGTAGGTAAATTAACCTTTAATGGTGATTGGCCTGGAACAGATGGTTCAGTTCATATTCGTATTAGTGATTATGAAACAGAACTTGAAGGTATTAATGAAGCATTAGTACCACATGGTTTTGCAGCAGTATCTAATCCAACTCTTGGAACTTCAACAGTACCAAGTGGTAGTTTTGTGATAAATCAGACTAATTCATCTACATCTAAATTTGATAAAAATCAATATTATGGATGGGATTTTGACGCTGACAATAACAAACAATACTTAGCACCTTTACCAGCAAGTGGTGGTACAGGTGGAAATGCAGCATTTAGTTTAGAAAATATGTATGGGCATGTAAATGCAGCTACAGATTTAAGTGTAGATACTGCAGCTAATGGTTCTACATTACTAACATTAAGTGTAGCTGATAAAGCACAGTTAAAGTTTGTTGCACCACTTCAAGGTGGATATGATGGAGATAATCCAACTACATTAAAAGCAACTGGTACTGATATTTCTACATCAAATACACAAGGATTTGATTGTAGTGGTACTTTAGCAAGTGGTTCAAAATCATATGAGAGAGCAATTAATGCAATTAGTAACCCTGATGAGTATGATATTAATTTATTGGTAACACCTGGTGTTGTCCATGAATATCACTCAGCAGTAACCAAACATGCAATTAGTAAAGTTGAAGCTCGTGCTGATGCTTTCTATGTAATGGATGGTTCAAGATGGGGTCGTTCAGTATCAAATGCAGTTAGTGATATAAACGCTCTTGATACTAACTATGCAGCAACTTATTATCCTTGGGTCAAAGTGATTGATACCACTAAATCTAAACCAGTTTGGGTTCCGCCATCAGTTGTACTACCTGGAGTAATCGCATTTACAGATAGTGTAGCACACGAATGGTTCGCACCTGCAGGTTTAAACAGAGGTGGATTAGGAAGTGTAGTGGAAGCAAAAACAAGACTAACACATACAGAGAGAGATACTCTTTATGAAGGTCGTGTTAATCCAATTGCATCTTTTCCTGGACAAGGAGTTGTAGTGTTTGGACAAAAAACATTACAGGGAAAACCATCAGCTCTTGATAGAATCAATGTTCGAAGACTATTAATTAGACTTCGTAAATTCATTGCTTCATCTTCAAGATACTTGGTGTTCGAACAAAACACAGCATCAACAAGAAACAGATTCTTAGGAATAGTTAATCCATTCTTAGAATCAGTTCAAGCTAATAGTGGTTTGTCAGCATTTAAAGTAGTGATGGATGACTCTAACAACACACCAGATGTTGTTGATAGAAATGAGTTGAGAGGACAAATCTTTATTCAACCTACGAGAACTGCAGAGTTCATTGTGTTGGATTTTGTTGTTCAACCAACTGGGGCAGCATTCCCTGAGTAAGTTTAACTTATAAAAATACTGTCTTATAACGAAGAGCCCACATTCAATTTAGAGTGTGGGTTTTTCATTTCTACGAAAAAAGTCAAAAAGTCGGGGTGTCTCATTTTCTTTTAAGGGAAAATTTTGACTCTATAGAAAAAACTTCTAAAAAACTTCTAATAATGATATATAATTATAGTGTGTAGATTCATTTTTTTTAGATTTCTGATATTTATTATCGAAGAAAAATTAACGGCAAATAATTAAAATGGAGAACAAAATGGCCGACATATTAGCAGCAGACGAAATCTTTTTTACACCGTTTGAACCGAAAACGAAAAATCGTTTCGTCATGTATATTGACGGAATACCTTCTTATTTTGTAAAGACAATGAATCGACCACAAATTACCTTTGAAGAAGTTGAACTTAATCATATCAATATTAAAAGATATATTAAAGGTAAAGGTACATGGGAGCCTTTAGAAATAACTCTATATGATCCAATCGTTCCAAGTGGAGCACAGGCAGTTATGGAGTGGGTAAGATTACACCACGAATCAGTAACAGGTCGTGATGGATATTCAGATTTTTATAAGAAAGAGATTAAATTTAATCTTTTAGGTCCAGTAGGTGATAAAGTTGAGGAGTGGGTATTGAAAGGTGCTTTCATACAAACCGCTAACTTCAATGACTTAGATTTTGCTAATGGAACAGATGTCGCTGACATATCGTTAACACTTCGTTACGACTACGCAGTACTTTCGTTCTAAAACTATAAGGAAAACAATATGGCCTTTAAAGATATTTTTAAAGATAATAACTCATATAACGAGAAATCTATTATAGGGTTTGGTGCGTTTGCAGTGATGGTAATATTTGCAACTGCAGATATTGTAACAGGTGCTATTGGTAAGGATTTAGTAATTAACGAAGTTGTTTATAATTCTTTTCTATTAACTACATTAGGTAGTTTCGGTATAGCAGGAGCTGAAAAGATTTTTTCACAACAAAAAAAATAAATTTGATTATTTTAAATTAAAATAATAGTTATTATAAATAAACGGTTTTAAACACATTTCATAGGAGATAAAAATGGCTGAAAATCAGTACGATTTTCCGACCGAAGTTCTGGCTTTACCTTCAAAGGGTTCACTCTATCCAGAGGATAGTCCACTTCGTTCAGGAGAAATAGATGTCAAATATATGACAGCAAAAGAAGAAGATATTCTAACTTCAACAAACTTAATTGAAAAGGGATTAGTAATCGATAGATTATTAACTTCAGTTATTGCAGACCCTAAAGTTAAATTAGATGATTTACTAATAGGAGATAAGAATGCATTAATGTTAGGTACTCGTGTATTAGGATATGGTAAAGATTACGAAGTTGTGATTGAAGACCCAGATACAGGTCTTGAAGTAGAACATACTTTTGATTTAACAGAGTTAGAAACTAAAAAGGTTGATGAAAAACTTTTTAAAA